ACTATCCAATTAGCTCTTCCAACCTCACTCCCCTTCCCTTTCACTAGCAGAGCCGTTGGCGGCGCTAGCGAACGAGTCTGCGAGGCGCGCATCCAGGTAAAGAAGGGGCTGGGGGCCACCAGGCGAGCTTGCGAGCCGAGCTAACGAGTCTGCGAGGTGCGTTCAGAGAAAGCGAATCCTGCGACGTGCGCAAGAACTGAGAATCTTATGACTATTCTACTGACTATCTTTATGACTATCCAATTAGCTCTTCCAACCTCACTCCCCTTCCCTTTCACTAGCAGAGCCGTTGGCGGCGCTAGCGAACGAGTCTGCGAGGCGCGCATCCAGGTACAGCAGGGGCCGGCAGCCAGGTCTATCTCATGAAGTGGCTACAGGACTCACTCACCGGCAAGGATAACTTCACCTACGACGCCGCCCGCCTCGTCGGCGTGATCGGAGCCACCGCCTACATCCTTTTCTGGACCGCCGCGGTCTTCAACCTCGGTCACTTTTCCGCCACCGACGCCGCCGCCTACGGCGCCGGACTCGCCACCGTCTTACTCTCGATGTCGGCTGCCGTCCGTCTCAAACAAGCGTCGGAACCCGACCCGCTGCCGCCCGTGCAGCCCTGACAGAGGATCCGATGGATATGAGCTGGGAAGCAGTCGCCACTTTCGCACTTTCGTTCGTGACCCTCGTAGGTCTTAACCTCGGCGCCATTCGCTGGCTGCTGTTGCGCGACGAAGTCGAACTGAGCAAGCGCATCAGCGACATCAAACGCGATGGCTCCGACTTCTCCCGCAACCTGGAACGCGAACTCCTCCAACTCAAAGCGACGCTGCCCATAGAATATGTGCGGCGCGAAGACTGGATCCGCTTCAGCAACACCCTTGAAGCGAAAATCGATGCAATGCGGGCGGAAATGCGCGCCGAGATCGCCGATCTGCGCGTCCGCCTTTATCAGCGAGGCGGCCGGTTAATGCCGGTCGGGGACTCCACGCCATGAGCGGCGTCATAATGGATCTTGAACAAAAACAACGTGAAGAGGCGCGGTGGCGCATTCTGCGGGTGCTCGACGCCGGTCGTCCCATCGCAGTGTCCGAAAGTATCGTGTGGCGAGTGCTCCACGATATCCGCCTGCCTATGTCGGTCAACACCGTGCGGCGCGAGCTTGCCTATCTGCATGATCTCGGCCTGATCGTGATCGAGGGCCAGGACACCGAGACCTGGCTCGCGCGGCTCACCGCCAAGGGTGTGGACGTCGTCGAATACACCCATCAAGCGCCGGCCGGCATCGCCCGCCCGCGCAAATACTGGTAAGCGCGTGAACAACCCACCCGCCGGCAAACCACCCCCTCGGCCGCGCCACCAGCCCCTCCGGATTAAGCAGTTGCCGCCGGAGGTGCGCGCGGAGCTCAACGATCGAATCGTTAAGCACAACTTCGCCAGCTATCGCGAGTTGAAAATCTGGCTCCGCCAGCACGGCTGCCTCATTGCCACCGTCGCCGTGCAGCGTCATGCCAACAAGCTTGAAAATAGACTCGACGCCGTGCGCCTCGCCACCGATCAGGCCCGCGCCGTCGTCAAGGCCGCCGGCGACGACGACGTCGATATCAACGAGGCCCTGCTCCGCCTGGTGCAACAGCATCTCTTTACCGTGCTGGTCGAGCTCAACGGCGTGGACTTGAATCGCGCCAACCTGCCCGCCCTCGCCCGGAGCGTCGGCGACCTCGCCCGCGCCTCGATCCTGCAAAGGAAATCCACCGAAGAGATGCGTACGCGAGTCGCCGATAAGGTTGCCGCGGCGCAGAAGCTGCTCGCCAAAGCCGCTGCGCGCGGGCTGTCCGAGGCCGGCGCCGCGCAAATCAAAGACGCCCTGATGAAAATAACTGAGTAATCGACCGCTTCGGAGCGAGTGACTAATGGAACCGACCGGAAACGCAAATCCGCAACCGCCCAAAGACGTACTGCTGCCCTACCAAATCCGCTGGATGGCCGACGAGTCGCCGATCAAAGTCGCCGAGAAATCCCGCCGCATCGGACTCACCTGGACCGAAGCCGGCGCCAGCGCGCTCGCCGCCTCCACCAGCCGGGGCATGGATACCTGGTACCTCGGCTACAACCAGGACATGGCGCGCGAATTCGTCGAAACCGCCGCGGCCTGGGCGCGCCAGTTCAACAAGGCCGCCCGCGCCATCGAGGAGGTTGCCATCGACGACGAACGCCGCGACCTCCTCGCCTATCGCATCCGTTTCAGCTCCGGCCACAAGATCGTCGCGCTTTCTTCGCGGCCCTCCAATCTCCGCGGCAAGCAGGGCCGCGCCGTCATCGACGAGGCCGCCTTCCATGACGATTTGAAGGGTCTCCTGAAAGCCGCGCTGGCCTTCACCATGTGGGGCGGATGCGTCCGCGTGATGTCCACTCATAACGGGGCCAACAGCGCGTTCAATGAACTCGTCAATGACATCCGCGCCGGCCGCAAGCCCTACTCGCTTCATCGCGTCACCTTCGACGACGCCATCGCCGGCGGCCTCTACCATCGCATCTGCAGCAAGCTCGGCCGCAAATGGTCCAGTGCGGGCGAGGCCGATTGGCGCGCGCAGATTTTCGCCGAATACGGCGAGGACGCCGACGAGGAGCTGTTATGCATCCCGCGGTCCTCCGGCGGCGCCTACCTTTCGTCGGTGCTGATCGAAGGCCGGATGCGCGCGGGCGTGCCCGTCATCCGCTGGGAGTTGCCCGAAGACTTCGCGCGCCGCCCGGAAAGCGAACGCACCCGCGCCGCCCGTGAATTCTGCGACGAACAGATCGGGCCGCACCTGCACGCGCTCGACGGCGCCAGCATGTCCTTCCTCGGCGAGGATTTCGGGCGTTCGGGCGACCTCACCGTCATCTGGCCGCTGCAGTTGAAGGGCAATATCACGCGCCGCACGCCCTTCGTCATCGAGATGCGCAACGTACCCTTCCGCCAGCAGGAACAGGTGCTCTTCTATGTCGCCGATCGGCTCCCCAATTTCGTCGCCGGCGCCATGGACGCGCGCGGCAACGGCCAGTATCTCGCGGAGACTGCGATGCAACGTTATGGCGGACGCATCCAGCAGGTGATGCTCTCCAACGAGTGGTATCGCGACCATATGCCGCGCTACAAGGCGGCCTTCGAGGACGGCCTGATCGAACTGCCGCTGGACGCCGAAATTCTCGCCGACCATCGCGCCCTGGTGATGGAAGACGGCGTCGTCCGCATCCCGGATCGCCGCAACACCGGCGGCGCCAGCGGCAAGCGCCGTCATGGCGACGCGGCCATCGCCGGCGCGCTCGCCTACTTCGCGAGCCAGGCCCAGGTCGGCGAGATCAGCTACCAGCCCGCGCCGCGTGAGCGCCTTTTCGAAACCGCCGCCAGCACTGAAATGCGCCCGCGTCCCGAACCCGAACCATCCATCCGATCCGCCCGCCGCGGCCGCTTCGGCCTGCCCGCCGGCACCTGGTAAGCACATGGCGCAATTTCATGAGAAGACGGCGCAATTCCGTGAGAGCATGGCGGCGCAACTGCTCTCTTACTTTGCTCGCCATCGGCCCCCCACGATGGCAACGCGCAGCTCCTCCACCCCTCTCCTTATCCTAGGAGAGGGCAAGCGAGCTCAGCGAGCGCGGGAGAGGTCTCTTCCCCCGGAACCTCCCCCTCCGCTACGACACTGCGCCGTCCAGTGCCTTCCCTCATGAGGCGAACGCGGCGCAGCGCGATCGCCGACACCCCTTCCTCTTTAGGGAAGGGGCCGGGGGTTAGGTCGACGAGTCCCCGAGTCGCCTCCCTATGTATGAAAGGAACCACGCGAGAGGTCTCTTCCCCCGAAACCTCTCCCGGCATGCGTTCACTGCGTTCACTTGCGCCGACCTCTCCTAGGATAAGGAGAAGTAGCGTCTCTCGCTGGCTACCCACCCGAGCACCGCGAGCGTCAAACCCAATGGGAAGTCTGAAACCTGACCACTAGGTGAGCTTGCGAACCGAGCTAAGGAGTCTGCGACGTGCGCAAGAACAGAAAATCTCAGGTTTCAGAGAAGAACAATAGTTCTGAGTTCCCCGACCACTTCCCTGCACTCCCCGGCCCATGGAGCACACATGACACTATACGACGCGTACGGCCGGCCAGTGGATACCGCGCGGCTCCGCGACGAACAGGCGGCGCCGACGATGAGCGGCGTTCGCAATATCTACTCCGTGATGCATCCATCGGTGGGCCTGACGCCCGAAAAACTCTCCGCAGTATTGCGCCAGGCTGAATTCGGCGATCCCTTCCTGTACCTCGAACTGGCTGAGGAGATGGAAGAAAAGGACCTGCACTACCTCGCGGTGCTGGGCACGCGAAAGGAGAGCGTCGCGGGGCTGCAAATCTCGATCAGCCCGGCGTCGGCGGAGAGCGAGGACCTGCGGCTGGCGGACCTGGTGCGCGACCTGCTGCTGGGCGGCACGCTGAATCTCCCCGACATGCTGTTCGATATCCTCGACGCGATCGGCAAGGGCTTTTCGGCGACCGAGATCATCTGGGACACGTCGGGGCCCGAATGGCGTCCGGCGCGCCTGCTCTGGCGCGACCCCCGATGGTTCGCGCTGGACTGGATCAGCGGCGAGCAACTGCTGGTGCGCACACTCGGTGACGAGACCCGGCAGGCCGGCGCCGCAGACCAGAACGGTAATAGTCACTTCCAGCGTGCATTCACCGGCTTTGGAAATCCACTCGCGAACGGACTGAGTAATCGCGGACCCGGCAATGAACCCAACCTGCAGCCGCTGACGGCGCCGCTCGATCCCTTCAAATTCATAGTGCACTTCTCGAAAGCGAAATCGGGACTGCCGATCCGCGGCGGCATCGCGCGGGCCGCCGGATGGTCGTACCTGTTCAAGAACTACATTTTGAAAGACTGGATAACTTTCGCGGAAGTCTTCGGGCAGCCGCTGCGGCTCGGCAAGTACGGGCCGGGCGCCAACGAGGCCGACAAGCAGGCGCTGCTGAGTGCCGTCGCCAATATCGGTACTGACGCGGCGGCGATCATCCCGGACTCGATGTTGATCGAATTCACGGAGGCGCGGCAGACCGGCAGCGCCGAGTTGTACGAACGCTTTTGTGAGTATCTGGACCGGCAGGTCAGCAAGGCCATATTGGGCCAGACGCTGACCACCGAGATGCCGCGTAGCGGCGGCTCGCGCGCGGCCGCCCAGGTTCACGACGCCGTGCGCCGCGACATCCTCGCCTCCGACGCCCGCCGCTTGGGCGAAACCCTCACCCGCGACCTCGTCAAACCCCTCATCGATTTGAACGCCGGCCCGCAAACCCGCTATCCGCGCCTCAATTTCGTCCTACCCAACGACGGGAACGATCAGGAATTCGCCGCGATTATCTCGGGCCTCATCGACCGCGGCTTGCGCATCAGCCAGCAAACCGTCCTCGACCGCCTGAACCTCCCCGCGGCCTCGCCCACCGACCCGGCCCTTCATCCTCTGGGCTCGCCCACCTCCGCCACTCCCCATCCCGCGCCTTCACCCGACACCACCAACGACGATTAGCCACACCAGGGTGATTCTTACAGTGAATAGCGACTTCGCAAATGCGACGATAAATAGTGAGCATGCGGGAACTTTAGCTGCCGCAAACTCAGTGAAATATATGGACGCCGATACCAATAGCTACTCCAGACGATCGGCTAGTCTTTCGTGCGTACTACAAAGTGCAATATTTCACCCTTTTTTTGGAGGTCCCGCAATGACACATTTAGTCGCGATGAACGACACTCAAAATGAAGGTCAGACTGAGATTGCACTCAAACAGAACGTCGGGGTTTGCGGAACCGTAATTGCTGAGTACAGTCCCGCTCCGGAATGGATTGAGTTGTTACCGGCGGGCGATTTCGCAGGACGCGACGGGCGCGGACCATTTCGGCTGTCGAATCCCGCTGCGGTAATCGCGGCCACCGACGGCCTGCGAATGGAAGCGGGCCTGCCGATCGACTACGACCACGCGACGGATTTTGCGGCGCCTTCAGGGAGGCCCGCACCGGCGGCGGGTTGGATTCATACGATCGAGGTGCGCGATGGCGCGCTCTGGGGAAATATCGAATGGACCAGCCACGGGAGGGCCGCAGTAGTAACTCGCGAGTATCGATATATTTCGCCAGTTTTCGAATACTCAGAGGACGGTGAAGTGCAACGATTGCTTCGCGCGGCGCTCACCAACAATCCCAATCTGTATTTGACTGCGATCTCGGCCCGCGCCGCCCGAGGCGAGCCGGTGTTTCCGAAAAGATCGAGGCGACAGCACGACGCGGGCGCCGCGCACGATCGCTCATTGCAGAGAAACGAGACCGGATCACCGTCCGAGGATTCGGCCGCTGACGAGGGCGACAGTGACACGCTGGCGGTACAACTGCGCGAAGTGCTGGGTCTCGACAGTGAATCGACATCCGATGAAATCGTCGCGGAAGTGCGCCGAGTGCTGGCTGAGGCGTCCAGCACAAGCGCGGACCGACAGGCGGCAGCCGATGGCCCGGGGACACACGCGGCAGAGAGCGCGGCGCTCGCCGACCCATCGCGATACGTGCCGATTGAGCAGTTCGAAAGCACGCTCGCGGAGTTGCACCAGATGCGAGCGGCGAGTGCTCGCGAGCGCGCGGGATTCCGGGTGGATGCGGCGATGAAGGCGGGCAAGATTGTGCCGGCGCAGCGCGAGTGGGCGATCGCATACTGCCTCGCTAACACAAGCGGATTCGAGAATTTCATAGCGCGTCAGCCGGCGATGTTCGCGGGCGTCATGGCGGGCTTCGAGGGCGACCCGGTGAGCGCGCGCGCCAACATCGGTAAAGGCGACGGTCAGGGGCTGGATAATCGCCGCGCCGGAGCGACGTTGACGCGCACGGAACTCGCGGTGTGCGCGAGACTCGGGCTGCGGCCGCATGACTACCTGATGCGGCGAAACGCTCACAACGAATCGATGGCGATTGTTTAGCATTAGTCAGTCAGTGGTCGGAACGGGCACGACTTATCAACGTCAGATGCAAGGGTGACAAGATGGCGGCATTAACTAATTCGCGCAACACACCGGAACTAGCCGATGGGGCTCGCACGATGGCCTACCCAGTAGAGGCAAACACGACTGTGTACCTGGGCAGTATGGTAGCGCTCAATGCGAATGGTAACGCGACGCCGGCAACGAGCGTCCCGGGACTCAAGGTGATTGGACGCGCAGAAATGGTGCTGAACGGAATGCCGGGACAAGACGCAGTGAACAATCCGGGCATAGCGGGCGCTATTTCGGTTGTGGGCCGCCGCGGTGTGTTCATGTACGCCGTGAACGACGCGTCAATCGGTGCGGCGCAGGTCGGTCAACTCGCGTTCGCGGTGGACGATAACTCTATCTCAGCGAGCGATGGGAGCACGGCAACGGCGGTGGTGGCACAGTCAACTACGTTCCCCGCATCAACCTCGGCGCAAGTGATAGACCTTGGACACGAAACAATAGCCAAGGTGAAAGTACACAGCACCTCAGGCGGCGGTACAGTTTACGTCGAAGGGACTGACTACGTGGTGGACTACCAGGCCGGGGTGGTGATGCTGATAGCGGGCGGGGCGATCGCGGCGGCGGCCACTGTTTTTATCGATTACAACTGGGGCGCACCAACGCGCAGCGTGGCGGGACGGATCGCCGGCCTGGATCCGAGTGGCCAGGTGTGGGTCGATTTCTGGCACCAGTCAGTTGCCGGGGTATGAGTGTACCAACCCGGCACGCTCTCGCTGTGACCGAGCGACCACTTCAATAACCGCACAAACGTCCCGACTGAGATTAAGACACCTGAACTTGAAACCCCGAACACCGAGCAGGAACCAATGGAAATAACTACTGCAAATCTCACCGCACTATTCACCGGATTCGATGTAATTTTTCAGCGCGGCTTCGATAAACCGCCTTCCTACTATGAGAAGATCGCGACGGTCGTAAGATCGGCCTCGCGCCAGACTACCTATCCCTGGCTGGGGCGCACCACGAAATTCCGGGAGTGGCTGGGCGAACGGGTGATTCAAGCACTGGAAGCGCACAGCTATACGATCGTAAACAAGGATTTCGAAGACACTATCAGTATCAGCCGAAATGATATCGAGGACGACAACTACGGAGTATACGAGCCGGTGATCGAACAGCTGGGCTGGGATACCAAGGTTCATCCGGATTCGCTGCTCTTCTCGATGATCAAGAACGCCGTGACGACGCCCTCGAGTGTGGTCGGATTCGACGGGCAGCCATTTTTCTCGGCGACCCATCCGGTGGGGCCGCTAGGTGCGGTCACTGATGCCCGGGACACCACCGCGTCGAACGTGAATACGTCGGGATCGGGTCCATTCTGGTTCTTGCTCGACGCCTCGCGCGCGGTGCGGCCGTTCATTTTTCAGCTCCGCCGCGAGTACGCGATGACGCGAATGAATACGCTCACCGATGAGGCGGTATTTACGCGGCGCGAGTTCCGCTTCGGCGTGGACGGGCGGGCGAACACGGGAGTGGGGCTGTGGCAACTTGCATACGCGAGCAACACCGATCTGAGCGTGCCTACAAACTATGGGGCCGCGCGCACCGCGATGCGGTCGATCAAGACCGATGCCGGACTGCCCTTCGGCGCGCTGACCAGTCCCAGCGACGTTTACCTGGTAGTGCCGCCAGCTCTCGAGGAGGTCGGTGCGCAATTGTTGCATTCGGACTTCATGGTGGGGGCGGGAGGAAGTTCAACCGTAACGACTACCAACATCTGGAAGAGCACCGCCACACTGATAGTCAGTGAGTACCTATCCTAAGGCGGCGGGAATAATCGCGGGGCTACAATTCATGCACGCCACCGGAATCCACCGGCGTCGGCAGGACAAACACTCGGCAGGCGCGACTGACTATATGTTGGCATTTCATGCCAAACGCCATCACGCCCTCGAAAAGGAATTGAAATAACGTGTCATACGCATCGCCAAACGACATGATAGCCAGGTATTCTAATCGCGATCTGGTGCAATTAAGTAATGAAGATCCGACCCAGACAGCGATAAACACCACAACGCTTCAGCAAGCGCTGGATGACGCGTCGGCCGAAATCAACGCATATATCGACGGCCGCTTTACACTGCCCCTAGGCGATCCTCCGGTGATGCTCAATCGACTTACCTGCGACATTGCAATGTACCGGCTGCAATCCTTACGCCCACTGCACGATCTGGCGGATGCGCGCCGGCGATACGAAGATGCGATCGAACTGCTGGTCCGAGTGGCTTGCGGAGAAGTAACGCTAGGCTTAGCGACGGATAATGGCGAGCCGTCAGACGCGCAAGGATCGGTAGTCACGCAGGCGGGCGGCGACCCGAGCGGCGATCTGCCACCACGGATATTCGATCGCGGCTCACTCAAAGGCTACTGAGCAATGCGTCGCGCGAACTCCGACAGGGCGGCAAATCGCCGGCGGGCAATTCGTTTGCATAAGGGCTCAAGGCAAGGAGCACTGAGATAAGCGATGGGAGCATACGTATTAGACTGTCCATGGATTGGACAAAGCTACACACCGCCCACGCCGCTGGACATCGGTACGATTGAGGCCGCAATAGTCAGTCGGTTGAGCGCCCAAATCACCATGGTCGAAATCGCGCACTTTCCAGACAAACCCGAGGCCTATCGCATGACGCATCGGATAGGAGCGGCACTCATACGGTACGAGGGGGCGGAGTACGGCGAGGTGATCGACAGTGGGGCGATCGTACAGGAACGCACGCTCAAATTCGAAGTAACGCTGATGATGCGCGACCTGGGGTGGAGCGTCGGGGGTCCGCCGGGTGGTGGCGACCCGGGTGCTTACGCGATGATCGAGTCGATCCGCGGCGCGCTCACGGGATTCCGCGTCCCAGGGTGCGACAAGACTTATCCGCTGCGCGAACGCTTTATCAAACGGGATAAGCAGGGCGGCGTCTGGATCTATGCGATTAGCTTCGGGTTGCGGACAGCGGCTGTAGAAGCGTCGATCCCTGACAACTATCCGTTGCTCACAGTAGCTACTGCAGAGGAACAAGGCGGTATCACGACAGTGAGTGTTGCACCGGCTTTGTATCAATTCAATCAGAGCGGACAGGTCGATTTACCGAACGGCAATGTGTCAGCGGTGCTTGTTACGAATGTCTCCACCGGCGCCCTCTACGCCGCGGGCACGGACTACGCACTGGACACGGTTAACGGAATTATCGCCCTCTCGCCGACTGGCACGATCACGAGCGGCGCATCGGTCAACGTCGGATACACATACGCGGAGAGTGTAACGGCCATTTCCAGCGGGGGCATTGCGCCGACGGCGCCGACTAACTGAGTAAAGCACTGGAAAGGAGCCCACCTAGCCACATTTGTCGGATCTGCCGAACGAATATTCGACGGACTGTCCCAACAAGCCGAACTAACTATCCAACTACTGGCGTTTGCCAGCCGATAACAGTAGCACCCTGGCAATTGCCGCGTGCCCCGGCCCTGCGGAGGGAACACGCATGAGAAGCCAGCAGAGGAGAAGTAAATGCCTGCATCGTTTCTGCACGGAGTGGAAGTAATAGAGTTGCTTACCGGCCCCGCTCCGATCACCGTGGTGAAATCATCAGTCATCGGACTGGTGGGCACGGCCCCTTATTGGGCAGTGTCTTCAGGCACAACCGCAGCGCCCATCAACACGCCCCTTCTGGTGAGCTCGGCACGAAACGCCGCACAATTCGGTCCGGCAGTTCAGGGGTACACGATACCGTACGCGCTCAACGCGATCCTTGGGCAAGGCGCGGGCCAGGCGATCGTGGTGAACGTCTTCGACATCACCAAACACACCAGCGACATAGTTGGATCGCAAACCTTCAGCGCGGCGGGTGCAATCAATCTCGGACACATGGGTGTCACAAACCTGAGCCTCATGCCGACCGCGACCGCGTCGGTGAGCGCGGAATCCCACACCTTTGGCGGCACACCGGCGACGATCCAACTGGCGCACAGCGGCGTACAAGGGTCGTCGGTAGTGGTAACGAGCAATCCGGCCGGCACGACCTACATCCAGGGTACTGACTATACGGTGGATACTCGCACGGGTCTGATAACCCGGCTGACCGCAGGCGCTATCGGGATCACAGCAGCGGTGCTCGCGAGTTATAGCTACTACTCGGGTACGGCCTATTCGCTCGTTCATGACTACGCTATCGACGCGGTCAACGGGGTCCTCACGCTGCAGTCCGGTGGCGCCATCGCAGCGGGAGCGACGGTAGTTGCTTCATTCAGCTACGCCGATCCGACCAAGGTCCAAGACTCGGACATCATCGGAGCGGTTAGCGGTTCGGGTTACACCGGATTGCAGGCCCTGCTCACGACCTATGGAACGATGGGATTCTTCCCAAAACTGCTGATTGCGCCCGGATATTCGCAGAATGGCGACGTCGCTACCGCGCTGCAGGCCATTGCGGGGACGCTGCGCGGGATGGCATTGATCGACTCACCGCCAAGCACACCGCCCGCGACCGCACTCGCGAACCGCGGCGTCGCGGGAAATGCGTTCGACACGAGTTCGACGCGCGCGATTCTATGCTATCCCCAGGAAACCTACTTCGACATCGGCCTGGTACCGACCGGAGTGACTCTGAATGGCACCAGCGCGGTTCCATCAGTAGCTAATCAAACCGCAGTCGGACCATATTCCCAGTGGGTGGCCGGTGCAATCGCTTTGAAAGATCTTGACAATGGCTATTGGTGGTCGCCTTCGAATACTCAGGTAAACGGAATTCTGGGGCCGGACGTGACGCTCTATGCGTCGCTCCTGGACGCGGCCTCCGACGTGAATAACCTGAACGCGGCGGGCATCGTAACGGTGTTCAATGCGTTCGGGACGGGGCTACGAATATGGGGTAATCGCACGGCCGGCTATCCTACGATTACGACGCCGGACAACTTCATCAACGTCCGCCGAACGATGGACGTGATAGAGGAGTCGGTCGAACTATCGATGCTCCAGTTCATAGATCAACCAATCAGTAACGCCTTGATTACGGCGATATTGGCCAGTGTCAACGCATTCATCCGCACGCTGATCCAGCGCGGTGCGTTAGTGGCGGGCACCGCGAGGTACAATCCCGCGGAGAACGACCCCAGCCAAATCGCTGCCGGCCACCTGGTATTCGACATAGACGTCATGCCCCCGCCGCCGGCCGAGCGGTTGACTTTCAACGTGTACATAGATTCGACGCTCCTGAGTCAACTCGGCACGACGAGCGCATCGACGAGTACCGCGCTGACCGCCTAATCGGATTCGCGCCGCAGCAAACACACAGAGCATACGACGAGGTATTCAGGATAGGGCAATGGATATATCAGTAAATCGAATAACTAACGCAAATATATACATGGACGGCATCGGACTACTAGGTCGAGCGGAGGAGATTCAAGTCGCGCAGCCGCATCATCGAATGGTAGATCACAAGGCGCTGGGAATGGCGGGAACGGCTGAGTTCTGGGCGGGCGTGGAAAAGCTCGAGGCGAAAATCAAGTGGGCGTCACTATATCCGGAAGTGTTGGTGGCAGCGGGGAGCCCCTTCGTAGCGCACTCATTCCAGGTGCGAGGAAGCCTGGATCAATATACGAGCCAGGGGCGGAGCGCGGAACTGCCGGTAGTGTACCTGATGACGGGCGTGTTCAAGGATGCTGGCGCCTTCACGTTCAAACAACACGAGAACGTGGACACTACATCAGCTATAACGGTCTACCATTCCGAGCTATTTATCGCGGGTTCGCAAATACATCTGTACGACGTTCTGGCTAACATCTACGTGGTCAACGGAATTGATCAATTGTCGCAGTTCCGAGCAAATCTCGGCGGTTGATTAGGCTGAGTAGAAAGCATCTGGCACCGTATCTCCGCACTGAACCACGGCTATCGCCCGCGGGATAAGATTCAAACGATCAATAGCACTGGAGTGAGGATTCATGACCGAAGAAGGACGAAGGACAATTGCGTTGCCCTCAGGAAAGCAGGCGGATGTTCGAAAGGGTAAAGGTCGAGACTTGATGCGAGCGCATCGCGCGGTAGCGGGCAATCCGGAACCAATGTCGGTTTCGTTCGCACTGATCGCCGAAGTCGCACGAATAGAAGGAAAACCACTGGTTTACGAGGACTTGCTCGATATGGACCTGGACGATGTGCTGACGCTCGAAGCCGAGGTGATGGGGGTGGGCGACGGCCAGCAAAATTTTCCGACGCC